TTATTCTGTTGACATATTAGTTCAAATGGACTATAATAAACTCAACAAATCAATACAGCACAGCCAACTAGGCAGGAGGGTGAATATGATGAAAGAAGCAAGATTATATGAATTAGCACATGAAGCATTATTAGAAAGATGGGGTAGAGAGTATGATTATACTATGAAATATCCTGATATTGAAGTATTTGTAGCACATGAAAAAAAAATTTGGAAAGAATTAAAAAATCTTGAAGACGAAATGAAAGAAAAAGGATTTAAATAGGAGGTATATAACATGAAAGTGAATCCATACTACAACAAAGACACAATGAACCTTAAACAACTCACTTGTGATCTTGAGAAGCAAGGCTATACTTGCGGATTATCCGAAAATGGCGATTATTTATGTGTATACTATCTTTGCTATATAGATTACATTGAAATATCCTTAACTGGATATAAAGATTGGGCTGTAACTTACTATCAGCCATTTAAAGAGTCTAAATTTTATCATGCTTCAACAAACTGGGGAGTAATAAAGTTGCTCAGAAACCTTTTGATAGATGCATAAAAATAGCCCAGTGGCTGCTGGGCTATCATATTTTATATTTACATGGTAATTGATCCTCTATGAATCTGTACCTGTGTAACTTCTGTCAAAGTCCGGTAGTTGTGCTTATCATCAGAAATATCATACAAACTCAAATAGATATGTCGACCTCGGAAGTTAAGCTGTGCAGGAATGTGAAAAAAGTCACTGCTGGACTTAACGATCACAGCGGTTGGGTAGCATGTATAGCCGTTATGATCTCCGATAAAGGAAGTCGAATAGATGCGCCCCAAATAGTATTCAGTGCCATCACAGACAAGCGTTCTGCTGTTTGGTAAGCAAACATAGTTACCCCAGATTAAAGTGCTTGTATTTTCATTATACGAACTCACAAAAGGCCAGCTTGATCCCAGAGTTGGTGCAAAGTCACCTGCTTCAAAGTTTGCACTAACTTCGTAAAATGATGGACTACATACTCCTGTTTCTACAGCTGTAGAAAGATATGTAGCAAGACGTTCCTGCCCGGTACTGTTTGGATGGAACCCATCAGATCCAAGAAAGCCATCAGCATGGAGGATATAATCTGACCCTGCCAGATACCGCCAATTCTTCCGCTGTGTATTATAAACAGATTTTGCAATCTTTAATCTGTTTTGCACGTTTGGGTCATCCGTCCGGTCAACTGACCATGCTACCATAGCGGCAAAGACTTTTGCATTTGGGAATCTGACCTCCGCAGCACCCATAAAAGCATTGATTGCGTTTTCAATCTCTGAATAGGTTCCGAACTCATTAAACCCTCCAACTACAAGGATCTGTTTCACGTCATCAGAAGCAGGGACAGCATTTAAAAGCATAAGGAATGAATTAGCAGCTGTTGAGAAAGATGCCCCGCCATTTGCGGAAATAGTAACATTTTCAAGCCCTGTGTACTTGATAAAGTTTGTAGTCCAGGGCTGTAAATTACCCTCTGGACTATATCCAACCGTGTAGCTGTCTCCGATGATGATGGTTTTTCCGGAGTGGTCAAAAAGACCTTCTCTTTTTTGTAACTTTGTAATATCAGCTGTATTTGTTCCAACCTGTTCTTTTAATGGGTCAATCTGTTCAGTGATGACTTTTGTAGTAGCTTCATTTACTACTTTTCCGATCTCTCCATCATCAAGTGATTTTTGAATAGCATCATCAATCATGGTCTGTGCTGTGTCTTTAATATGCGTCCACTCTTCATGATCTTTGTCAGCCTGTTTGCCAACTTTAAGCAACCAGTCTAAGTTCATATCCTGCATAGAACTATGTGGGTATTCAAAAAACATAATCATTCCTCCTTAATAAATTAATAAAAGCAGATCCTGTGCAAAAAGCCCAGTGCAATAATCAATAAAGCTTTGTTTCCTCAGACTGAGCTCAGATAGCCCCATCTGCTGCGAAGTGGTCACACCAATATTCCCATGAATACGTCCGGAATGCTTATTCTGTCCTGTCTCTCGGCTTGTTTCACCTTTTCCGTATTCAAATGTGTTTTTGTTTTCCCCAGAGCTTTGTACTTTTGTGCTGCCCCCGTACTCCGTTGTTGTTTTTTCGTTCGGACTGTAGCTGGAATCGTTAAAAGCACTGACATCATTGATAGCTGTATCTGCCCCAGAGTTGGTCGTAGTGGTTCCCTGTCCTGCTTCTGCCCTATTTACATCCTGTCCGGAACTCTGACTTGTTCGTGTCATATCCGGGCTATCTGTCCATTCTTCATGACGGTCATAGTTTTCAAGTGGTTCATAATCAGTTAAATCTAATACTTTATAGACTTTGTCTATGCTTCTTTTCCACTTCCTGCTCCATGCAGGTATGGCGTTCTCATGCATAAAATCCCAGTCTGGATAAAGTGGCTCACAATCCCCATAGGACAGAAGCAAGCTGTCAATAAAATTTTGCCTGTCAGCTGATTCCGGGAACTCCATCTTGTCAAATAGGGTATTGTTCCATTCATAAAGCCCTGCTATCGTTACTCTATAAAGTCCCATATGCTTTCACCTCCGCAGTCTCATAGCTTCTGATCTTGATAGATAAGTTCATCTCCGGGTAAAGTCTATTTGTCATATCAACCCCTGCTTGCATTGTCTCAAGCCAAGTAGTGAGCCTTGTCACGGATTCTGCATCATTTTTGCTTGTTTCAAGTACATTCAGACGTTCTTTTTTATCAGATCCGACAGATGGAATACCAACCTCTGTATCGAACTGATCCAGAAGTTTCTCAAATACCTCAATCAGCTCCGGTGCAATGAAGTTTTGCTTCAGATCTTTATTAAAGCTCTCCCAGGCATCCTGTTTGCTTCCTTGTCTGTCCTCAGTTTTAATTGATACATCAAAAGCCTCAACCGGATTACCGGATTGAATGCTGTCATAGATTTTTTTCAAGGTCTGGGCTGCTGCCTTACTTTTTGCAGCTATCAAAAATGCAAGTTTTGAATTAAAAACATTCATATCAAAAGCACTTGCTACCAGTGCCAGCTTATAGCTGTAAAAACCGATGATATCCCCAATGCCGCAGAATGTTGGTCTTAGATAGATGACGGCGCAGTCTTTTCCAATCTCCATGTCCTCCATGTCAATAACGGCATTGCTTGCATACGTATGTATAGTAGCTGTGGTAGGCTTAAAATAAATATTGTAGCCTGTCAGCATTGGATACTGTGCAATCAGTCCATAAAGATCTGTCTTTGTGATGCAAATATACCCCCCGAAAAGAAGGCAATATTTGAAGTAATCGATGTCAATAGTTCCATTATAGCTAATGTCTAAAATGGAACAAACACGCTCATAAAGCATCCGATCAAACGTATCAGTATATATGCTGTCGACTTTAATTCCGGATGGCTGGAAGTAATTTGTGCAAATGTTGATTTTATCAAAGTTAACTGGTGTCCACATGTTTATCACCTCTTTCTATTCAAAGTAAAATCCGTTATTTAAGTAACTATTCACCTGCTCTTGATCCCCCTCAAATCCTGCAATCTGGATAGATGCATTCCGGCACTTTACAAAGCCAGTCAGTGAAGAAATAGTTCGGATAGTTCCATCTACATAACCCTCACTAGTTCCATCCGGATCTATGCTTGTGCAGGCATAGCAGATGCTGTTTGCTTCCATGTTATTAAGTATACTGCCAATATTTCCAACTGTTCCTACCATGTTAGGCTCCGGAGAAGTCACACTCTGAAAGGCTCCTAATGTATTTGTGATAGCCCCTATTGGGTTACCGGAAGCAAGGCTAGTTCCAGCATCTATCAAGCTGGTAGTAAGCTGTCCAATGTTTGCAGATGCATACCCAATTTGCACTGGAACGGCAAGCTGGCATTGAAAGTGTGCATATTCATCAGATCCGGATGTCAGCCAAACATCAGCCATGCCGGATACAGCATCAAAGTTATAAGTGGCTTTTAACTGCCCCTTATGGGTTTTTGCTGGATTGATAGGAATAACCCCCACAAATGGAAGCTTTACGCTATACTTTGAAAAAGATGCATTGTAAAATCTAAAATCTGTATCAGCATATAAGGGATTACCAAGGCTTAAATCGTAGGAAAAAGTACAAGATGCATCATTTATCAGATAGGCATTTGCATTGCTGTCCCAGTAGCCAAGCTTTACTGTATCTAATATGTTTAGGAACTTATCAACTCTAAAAGGTAACCATTTTAAATCAAGAATATACTCAAACGGATTAAAAAGTAAACGTGTCAATGCTGTTTCCATTACATCCGGAATGGATCCATACGTATACATAAATGAGCACAAATCATTCAATTGCGTACCTCTTATATAGTAAGTATTTATTCCCTCAACCGAAACAGTACGCAGTAAATAGTTTGGGGCATATCCATTCACAAATGTATTTATTGGTTGACCAACAATCGTAGATTGACTTACCCAGTCATTTGTTGGGATATACATGCTGTCATTGGCAAGCGTAGTCTGCTTACTGGATCGCTCGATAAAACATGTATAGTTGCTGATCTCTGTCCGGTAGGTTGCCAGCACATCCTCACTGGCTGAGATCTCTACCATGTCGTTATTCAGTGAAACTGTCGAATTAATAAAATAGTAATGGTCAGCCCATTTCAAATAGTTGTATTGTAATGCACTATCCATTGCTAGCTTTAACTTAAATACTGGATTTTGAAAACTGGTATTTGATTTTAAAAGACAGGGCACAGTAGTGCCCTGCCCCGTTGGTCTTTTGGTACTGTTTTTTCTTTTGGAAAAATGATATAAGATAATCTCTGTCATGACAAATATATATCTCCCTTTGAAGTAATGGCGCAGATCCAGCCGGATGGAATCTTAACCCACGTTGCTCCGGCTTCATCCTTTTTGACATCCTTTACCGTGACTGTGGTTCCTTTTTTCAGACATCCATCGGAATAAGCATGTTTCATGCCATCCCTTGTCAGATGTGCATACTCTTTGATCTGTCCCCATACACTGTAGCGTACATGTAAATGATCAACCCTGGTCGTATATGTTTTTCCAATCGAATAGGTTAATTCTTCATTATATTCTTCCCATACCCTGCGGATGCAGGATAAGTCAGATCTACGACTTACAAGGCTTTTGACAACTCCAATACCAGGATTGGAAGCAGTGTTTTTTCGTCCTCCTCGGCTTTCGATCATATATCCATTTCCAACATAAATAGCACAATGAGTCACTGGTCTGCCAAAAAAGAGAAAATCACCCGGTTTTTTCTGCCCAATATCAATCTTTTTTCCAATCGTCGAATAGCCAGAAGCAGTCATATCTTCAACCTCTGATCCTGCTTTTTTCTGGATATAGTAGAGTAATCCGGAACAGTCAAGTCCCTGTGCTGGGGTGTTACCACCCCACACATAAGGAGTGCCAATTAAATTATGAGCATATACTACAAGTTCATTTGCTGTCATATAGCACCTACTTTCCAATCTGTTCGATTAATGTATTCATCTTTTCTAAGGCAATCGTATTGTTTTTGATTACCTCAGAAAGTGTGTCAACTTCGTTTTTGTGTTCTTCGTTGAGTTTGTCAACTCTTGCATTGGTTTGGTCATACATGTACTTCACAAAGTAGGCCATACCGATACAACAAACGATAGGAAATGCATAGTTTCCCAATACGGTTAAAATTGTGTCTGTCATTATTCATTAACCCTCAAAATAATCATCTCTCACACTAGTAGTTGGTACGGTATCAATTAGTACACGTATTGAGGTGTTCGCAGATGGTAGGATTGAAAAATTAGAAATTTTTGGAAAACCATAGTAGCTTCTAAATTCAATTTCAATATTATTGTTAATGTTAAAAAAGCCAATTATTTGTTTTTTGTACATCAACTTTGATTCTGATATTGTATTTGAAAAAACAAAAATTCTTCTAACACCTTCCTCACCAGTTAAAGGTAATGGACTTGGCTCTGATGAAGCAGGAAAATAAAAATTTTTCATTTACCCCCCTCCCCCAATATATAAAGGATTGCATTGTGTGTAAAGTTGTTCCAAGCATTGAAGCGGTAGTGGTCAAAGATATTGTAATAGCCACCGGCTGCATTGAATGGTGTAGCTGCTGAGTACATCCACTGATTATTTACTCCCATAGCCCTGCGGTCATATAAAAGACCAAGCACATATGGCAGATTTACTGCTTTCGTAGCCGTTTTTGAAACTCCGTCAGCATCAATAATGTTTGGTGTAATATTGATAGCCGGGCTGTCAAACTCCTGCCAACCGTTTACAAGTTCTTTGTCGGCAATCTTTAACTGTTCATCATTAAAGACTGTCGGGAATACCTGTGTTTCGGAATCAATCCAGAAATCAGTGTACATGAGTAGTTTCTGATTCTCCGCTCTAGTGAATCTCAAGATATCCTTCCCCGTCAGATTCATGTGATACTTTGTGGTTCGATCCTGCATCTTCTTCGAATCTTTCTTAATTCTTGCAACTACAAAAGCCATGAAATCTCTGTGATGTTCCGGACTTAAAAGCTGCTTTCTTGTAAGCTCTGTACCATAGTCTGTGTTATACTCTTTTACAAGATCCACCTCATTTGTTCCAAGAGAGGAAATTCCTGCCATGAAGTTGAGCACCGTCAGTCTGCGTTTTGCTTCATTTCTTGATTCAATATCATTGTAGTAAGCTGTCATATAGGAACTTACAAACATAAGAAACTCTGCTTCGTTGGAAAAAGCCAATGCCAGCTGATCCCGGAATCGTGTAATATGTGACTGCAACACTTTACTTCCGTAGAATTTCAACTCTACTACTTTTGGTGCATTGATTTTATACATATCAACCGACTGACCATCCGCAAGCTGATTTTCATTTAAATCAGTATTCCAATCCTGGGAAGCTTCTGCATCCAATGGTAAAGAAATAATCTCACGTGTGATAGCTCCCCAGCGTTCGTTATTCTCAATGATTGACCGGAACACTCCGGATCTGTATTTTTCCATTTCAAAGTATGTTCGTCCACACCACTGACTGAGTGCTTTAAGTGTTGGTTCTACACCTGTCCGCAACATGGTTTCGCCAACCGACACAAAGGAACTTGTGTCTACTGCTTTGATGTTTTCACGACCAGTAGCCATCTTGTATAAATCATTGATGATTAAATAGGCATCCTGGACTACTAAACTGTTTGCCATTTATTTACCCCCTTAATTCATGAGTTTCATCAGATCTTCCGCTACGTTGTCAGAGGTACGCTGTGTTGTTCCGGTTTTCCCGGATGCTGACAGGTTCCCAGCCTGCAAGGTAGCAGTCAAAGTGTTGATTGCTGTCAGCAATGCTGTATTTGTTGCATCCTGTCCCGGAGTTGGAATCTGTACCGGAGTAGTCTGCTGCGGAGTACCCTGTTCCGGAGTTGTAATCTGTCCAAGTCCAGACATACTCTGAGCGTTCAGAATCCCCATGATCTCATTTTTTGAAAATCCAAGTTTTCCAAGTTCTAAAATTTCATTTACATTCATTTTCTTTTCTCCTTTTCTGCCGGAAGTTAATTAAATAGGTCAACGCTTCCGGGTAATCATCCCACGGCATCCGCTTCCGGCGGTCGATGTAGCCACGTTGACCTAAGTAAAATATAATTCTATTTGAATAATTTGTCAATATAAAATTTTACTGAAATATTCTGATAACTTATCCTATTTGTCAGACGATAGCTATCAATCCAACTATAAAAGCATCTAAATTGGTCTTTTCCATGCTGACTATCTTCAAATACATCTTTGCAAGATCCAGAGATATGATCCGACACATACAAGTGTGCTTTTGATTTATGCTCATAAATTGCTATTTTTCCAATGACACAAATAAGCTTGTACTGCCTTATATCCTCTGATTTTATTGCTGATACATCATCATATGCAAACTCATTAGATAAAGCCATCTTTGCAAAGTCTGTATCACCCGATAAAGCCCGATACAAAGCAGTATCTTTTTTCTTTTCTGAAATTGGGGAATCATTTATCAGAACCAAGATGATTCCTCTCTCTTTGAGCATGGAAAACTCCTTCTCATTCTTTTTCATCCGCTCCAATATTGGAAGCAAACCAAAAGCTTGCACTATTGCATTATCCAAGGTGTTAGAATTGGAAGCAAGCCACCAGCGGAATGGTTTCTTTCCTTGCAACTCCCTATTTGCTGAGATTGTTTCAACAGCATTCAAAAAGGCATCATCTTCCCCACTGATTGACTTAGCAATCTTCTCCGGGATAAATTCATCATAGATACCCTCAGAAAAATCGGATCCAGAGAAACCACGGTTGTTGTGCATAGAGGTAAGACAAAAAGCCTCACCTCTATATACTTCCTCTTCCTCTGTCTGCTCCATAATCTTAATTCGACCGTATTCACCTCTGGGTTTTTCAAAATGAAAAAACCTATTCATATCTTTGTTTATGTCCAGCCACGGATCAAACTCCGGAAGAAACACTTTTGTCAGCTGCTCTTTTGTGCGGCGCATGTAAATGATCTTTTCATTTTTTGAAAAGACATCATTGATAAAGTGCTGGAAGATTCCATACGTTTTTCCGGTTCGTCTTGCTCCAATGATAAAGATAAAGTTAATTTTATTTTTATCGGCAAGCTGGACAATCCTTGGAACGTCCAGCCAACCATTTTTATCATAGATATTCATTACCGAAATCCACCTCCGGAGGATGCAGGCTGTGAAGTCTGGTTGCATTCATTGTATTTTTTGACGCAAGCATCCTTCAAAAGTTTTAACCACTCTTTATCAAGTGAATAGACGGAATTGTAATACTGTCCATCTTTGCCTTTTTTACTTGGGAATGACAAGAAAAGTCCGTCTTCCCCCTCAACCAGTGTAAGTCCTTTAATTACAAGTGTATCATCCAGATCCAGATCAACAAAGGCTTTTGTTTTTGAACTACCGTTATAAGGTTTGCAAGTGATTTTTACATTTGATTTTAACATAGTATTTTCTCCTTTTATTTATATAATCTTCTTGTTGGCTCAACCAGTTTCCAATTCGATGGTGCTGTATCTTTTATAAAAATGCAGCAATCATCACTATCAATGAGTGGACAATTCTTGCATGTATTGTTTGATGTACAATACTCTTTTATAGTAAGTAATGCATCATATAATTCATAAATTGTTGTCATCTTTGCATCTCCTTTACGTCAATTCTAATGATGTTTCCAACTTTGTAAGCTACGATACTGATCTCATCATCCTCATAGCTAACTTTTCTCAGACTGCTTGTTCGCACTGTTTCATAAATCTCTGACATGTCAATCATTTTTTACTCACCTCCTTAATGAATCCATCCACTCATTTAAACGAAACATATCATCTTCCCATGTTTCCGGCTCACATACTAAATCCTCTAATAAATCAAAAAATATAACGACTGCATCTATTTTCTTATCATAAAAATGAATGTCTCCTCTCTTGTAATCTCTCTGTGCTGACTTGATTAATTGTTCAATTTTCTTTTTAATCTCACTTGTTTCAACAACTTGTTTCATAGTATTCTCTCCTTTACTGATTTTTTAATCACCTAACAACATCCAGACTTGACAGCTTGCAAACATGCAAGCAAAAGTTATGCAAGTCCAGAAAAGGGTATTTAAATCTTCCTTATTTTCTTTCCAGAATTTTTTCATAGGTTACAGCTCCTTTATACAGTTTAACTTATTTATGTTACAAAAGTATTACAAATTTATAATAATTCTATTCATATACCGTATCTTCCATTTCAAATGGCAACGGTAATCCTGTTTCTTTATCATACGGAATCGTATGATCCAATTCATACTCTGTATCCGTTAAGCGGATAGCACAGCCATACTCAATCCTGCATCCGTCAATGGTCAGTTCATTGATTCCATCATGAAAAAGATACTCCGTTTTCATTTTCCATTTGGGATCACACCAATCATTTGACCTGCGGTAGTTCCTGCGGAATGTAAGATCATTTTTGAAAATAAATCCTTTTCGAAAGTTGGTAATATCATCATCCAGGCAATAGATTCCCTCTTTTGGCACTCCTGCAACCGTCAGATGCAAAGATGCATCTTTTTTCAACCGGTAGCAATACCGCTTACTACCCATCGTTATAAACTCACTGTAGATTCCGTCAAACTCAGCAATTCCCAACCGGAAAATTTTTCCATTATACTCAACTACTCCAATGTTTCTTTTTTGTGACAATTCAATGATGGACTGATTAAATGCATTCAGTTTATCATGATCCCAGTCTGTGCCTTTTACTGAATCTGTGTCTGAATAAAACCATCTCCGGCAGCAGGAGCCTAGCCGGAAAAGATAAGCCTGTGCATAAGCTGTGATAAAAACTCCCCACTGGTAGGGCATGAAACTGTTTTTATTCCGGTAAAATTTTTCAAGTTCTTTCTCCCTGTCCTCTGGTTCTTTTGCCTCCCAATCTCCGGATTCCATCAACTCAGTACATAAGATCTGTATGATTCTTTGTACTGTCATACCATACATTCCATTTAACTCACCTTTTGAGATCATGTAGTTTGCTTCATCCAAACCTTTAAGGGTGCATTTTTTAAAAAACAATTCCATCAAGTAGTCCGTGAACCACTCCGGCAAGTAGTCCTTTGTAGCTCTCATGACTTTTGACACGTCAGCCCATTCATACTCATAACTTGACAGGATGACTTCTAAATCCGGATCAGTAAATGGATATATGACAAGATCTGCATTTACAATCTTTCCATTGTCTAGGTTATCATGAAATTGCTCCTTTTTGCTTTTTGCTTCCGGAAACAGACAAACTTTTGCTTTTGAAAAAGCAAGAGGTGGCATAGGGCAGTCTTTTTTCAACCTCAGATTCTTTAATCTTATATAGCCGGAAAACGCATAATCTTCTTTCAGTTCCATAATGTCTTTTAATGTTATACTATTTGTATAACAAAAGTTCGTCATTGGAAACTTGCAATAGCACATCCAGGCAATGTATGAACTTGCAAAATCATAGCATTCGACAGGTTCTTTTATCAGCTGATTAACATAGTATCTGTTGGCATGAGTATACCCCCCATGATAGCAGTCAAGCATCTGGTCATACTGTTCAAGTGTTAATGCCATTTGCTCAAATTGCTTACGCCATTTCTTATCTTTTCTTGATCTCCTGCGGGCATTAGTCCGGATAAAGCCTGTGTTTGTCAGTGGACAGTTCGCCACGTTAAAGCCTCTCTGATTTATGTATTTGCGTAGTGCCTTGCATAAACTTATCGTATCCGTACAGACATATGCTATTTCTTTTGCCGTACGTGGGCTTGCTGGTGTTCGAAATTTCTTATAGTCCCATGTTCCGACAGCTTTCTCAGTGGTTCCCATGTCTTTACAAAGCTTTTCTAATGATCTCTGTGTCAAGATAAGACTGTCCCGGAACTCAATGCCCTGTCCCGTCCATTTCATAAAGATGTACTTATGTGTTTTAGCAGCTAATGATTTGTCCGGATTCCCCCATTTTTGGAAAAAATGATTTCTTAAAAATACATAATCATAAGGAAAATTATGCACATAAAATCTTACAAGGTGGCTGTCGTCAGTATGTAAAGTTGTGCAGATCCTGTCTATCGTATCAATCAGATCAGAAACATGGTTGCCATAAATACAGCAGTCATTCTCTATCGTGATTGTCCAATCTGTCACAAACCCAATATCTTTATTGAGATAGACAAAAGTTTCCGTGTCTACCGTTATGATTTTTTCGTAAACTCCTAGATAATGACCAGCGTTGGATCGTCGGATGAAATCACCATTGAACAGTCGCATATAATCATAGTTTTTAAAATAAATAACCGGATAACCTGCGACTACCATTATTTTACCCCCCCTGCTATGGTCTGTACTTCAATGCCTCAGCCTCACCAGAGAACCCTAGCTGTTTAGCTATCACATCAGCCATCTCATTGTCTGTACGCTCCCTAAATTGTTCCAGGTCCTCTATTATTTTTTTGACTGTAGACTTATCAAGTTTGTGACTGATGATTCTCAACGTCTGTTTGCTATCATAAAAGGTTTGCATCCACTTCCATACCTCAGATTTGAAAAAAAGTTTCATTTCTGATTTTGACTTAAAAGTAATTCCATATTCATCAGATAGCGTTTTTTGACGCTTATCAATAATTTCTCTCCAACCTTGCACAGTGCTGCTCTTTTCTTTCAGCACTTTTTGTATTGCCTTGACTTGTGTTCTAGGCAAGCCTTTATACTTTTCATTTTCCAAGTTTTCCGGAATGGTTGATCGTCCTGGAAAAAATCTTACAAGTAAATCTTGATAGTCGGCATACGCCCCGCCAAATTCTGAATCAAATCCTTTTGCCTTTAATCTACGCATACGCTGATTCAGACGTTTAGCAAGCTGTCTGCGAAGCTGTAAAGCTTCGGCAGTAGTAAGCATGTTTGGGTTGACGTTCAACCCTTTTGAAGTGGTCGGGATTCTAGGATTCTTTGGCATATTTGAGCACCCCCATTATTTCATCATATAGTTTATGATTAAACCCATCATACACTATCTTAGCCCATTCTTCATAGTATCTATACTCTTTGTCACTAATATATTTTTGTTCATTCAAATATATATAAAGTTTTGCGAAAATGTAATAGTTTTCAACCATTATTTTTGCATCATTGATAGTATCCTTTACTCTAACTAGTGCACAAAGAGTGTTATTTTTTCTTCGTATTTCGATTCTTGATTCTGCTTTATTATACATAGTTTTTCGTAAAATTCTTGAAATAACTATGATTATGTCTGAATATCTTAATTCTATCATGTCTGTTCTATCAAGATCTGATTTTGATTTCATAAGAGTTACTACCGGGGATTTTACTCCGGTGTTCGTATATTTGATTTTTGTGTATTTTGATTTCATTTACTGTTCCTCCTGTTCTTTAAGTTTTTTTAACCATTTTGTTTTAATGATTTCCTCTAAATAGTCCGCATTATATTTTGGATTTGAGGATATCACGGAAAAAGGATGCCCAAGTTCATGCTCCCTCATTTTTTCAGTCTCTCTCATTTTTTCAATCATGAACTGAAATTTATCTGGATAAAATTTATACAAATAGGCATAATTAATGTACCTTGACATTGGACAATACATACAGCCACATCTAGTGTTGTACTCATAATAATGGTTAAATATTGGCTGTCTTTTCGCCCATTCTAATATTACACCTTCTTTAATGCCTGCATCAACAAGTGGGTATATTTCGTTTTTATTTTTATTTTTATTTTTAAACCTTTTTTCCTCATCAGCACAATATCCGATATAGCTTACAACGAAATAACCTAATTGATTCATATATTCATTAAGTTGTTTAAGTGCATCCAATTTGTAATGACTATTACACCAGCGTGCCTTTCTTGTCGGAAATCCATATTTTTTATATAGTTCATCCCATGTTTTTCTAGGCTTGATTCTGACAAATTTAATGCCATATTTTTTGCATTCATCTTCCATATAGTCAATTACTTCATGAATGAATGGATAGTCAATCTCAAGTTCGAAATGAATCACTCCATCTAATGGGTACTTATCTATGTTAGTCAATATGTATTTTAACATATATAAGCTATCTTTTCCTCCGGAAACTGAAGCCCAGTAAGATGGACGTAAAACTAAAGTATTTTCTTTCATATTCACCCTCCTGCCTAGTTGGCTGTGCTGTATTGATTTGTTGAGTTTATTATAGTCCATTTGAACTAATATGTCAACAGAATAA